TCATTTCCTCTTTCTTTTCGGGTATTTATCGGCATCTATGATGTGGTTTTGTACGGGGTCTGTACGGAACTTCTCGCGCATTTCGAGTTCATTATCCTCGGGTCGAGCGTAGCGTTGGTCTGGCAATACTGAGTTCGTCCAGCGGCCAGCCTTGGCTGCGCTGATTGGGTCGATGCCCTGTCGAACTCGCAACTCTGTATAGAACCCCGCCCGACCTGCATCGTGGGCTGACATATAGGGGATCCCCGCCTTCTGGCATATCGTGGCCCACGCCTTCCGGTATCCGGAGCGGTCGCCATAGCCGAAAACCCGAGCCTCGCCTCTGTGGTCCGTTTTTCGATTGTGAGGCCGCTTGGGAGGAAGGTTGGCCAGTTCAACCATCATCGCACGCGAGATCTTCACCCATTGGGCCTCGTGCCCCTTCTGAGCCTTCAACCAGACTCTCTGGTTCATCAAATCGCAATCCTCCGGCAGGAGCGAAATTGCCTGATCGATCCGAGCTCCGGTTTCAAACATGAAGCGGAGAAGCGCGGCATTGTATGGGTCGGCATGGGTGCAGAACGCATCAACCCAAGCCCGGTCAGCAGCTTGGCGTTCTCGGCGGCTCCGGTGGCCTCTCGCGGCGTCCTGAGCGATGCGTTCGCTCTTGCTGTAATGCTTGACCTTGATCGGGTGGCAACGACCGAGTTCGGCGGCATTGTTGATCACAGACCGCACTGGCGTAACCACCTGGCGAAACCAAGTGTCCGTGCTCGCATTTGGATAATACTTCGGCCCGAGATCCCGGATCTCTTTCGGGGTGATTTCGTTGACGACGCGGGCGCTGAGCTCGTCCAAGATCTTCAGCAGGTACCGTGCTTCCTTCGGCTTGGCGTCGTACAGTTCCACCGCCTCGCTGAAAGTTAGTTGGTTCGCTTGCGAGCCAAGGAGGTGACCACGGATCGACCTTTGCGTTTTGGCTTCAATCCATCTCCTTGCGCCTTCTTCAGAAGATGATCCCGTGCTGACCCGCATGTAGTCTGTAATTGGGGTGCCGTTGAATTCGACACGGCCTTTGGCCCACCAAGTGCTCCCTCGCTTGTATGGTTCGAGCGGCATTGGCTTCCCTCCGTTATGATGCGATCGAGTTGCTCCGGTGAGATCAGCATATCTCTGCCGAGCTTGTGGCAGGCTCCGAGTTTGTTCGCCAACTCGCGCAGCCTGCGTGCACCAATAGTCAGCCCGCGACTGCGAAGAACGTCAACCCATTGCTCAGGTGTCTTGCATCTGTCGATTAGAGATCCGGTCACTGGCCCAACTCCTCGAAGGGTGCTGTCGCGCCGACGTTAAGCCTTGCGATCCACATTTCCCGCAGAACGAAGATACCTGCCGGCGAGATCTCAAAAGACCAGCGCGAATATGCCCCCCATGAGGTGCACGTCGAAAACGTGGTCATTACCTCAAATTCCCGGCCACCTCTCGCTGGGGACGCATAGCGGAAGGTCACGTACGGACGGCCAGCGCTTTTCGCGAAGATGATGCCGAAGCAACCCAAGCTCTCTGACTTGTCGAAGATTCTTGCGAACAAATCGCGCGGCGCCTCCTGCCGGTCGTCGTTTCCGGAAGGCACACCGAGCATCTTCAGCCTCTGACACTCATTGACCACGCCAACTATGTCGCCTTCGCGCTCCGCCAGGGCGACGGCACAGATTAAGTCGAAGATTTCCTGTGCATTGATGGTCTCTTGCGCACTTGGCGCGAGCCCGTTCTTGGTGAGGATGCGCGCCCACTGGTACACGTCCGATGCCTGCGCATCGCACACGTGAGCTACCGCGCGCGCGGCTTCAATCGCTCGCATAGCGTTCTCCGATGAAGATTTGGGGTGGCGACCCTTAAGGGGAAAAAGAAAAACGCCCGCGAGGAAATTTCCTCCGGGCGCAAAGGGGTCTAGTCGACTTTGTCAAGCTGAGCAGGAAATGTCAAAAACTTTCTTCGCAATTCGGTCCCTAATTGGCAGTTCGGCGCCTCATCAGCCCTAGCAGGCGAATCATGCGCATACCGTCTCCGTCTTCATTTAGCGCCATCAACGCCCGCAGCCACGGTCCCCGCTCGCCTTCTGGGAGGGAATGCAACATGCGCAGAAGTTCCTCATCCGCCGGCAGCTGCACGTCGCCATCCAGGCGCGGCTCAGCATATGTCAGGGTCAGCAAGTCATTTGCCAACAACTCGCGACGCTCGGAAATAGCCAGTATGGAGAGGTGGAAGATCGCACGGCTAGGATCGTCCAATCGGTCAGCGATGCGGTTCAGGTCTTCGGTGTTGGTACACATGGTTGCCTCCTGAGGCGATCCTAGATGACGTCGCCTTGTTCGCCTAATCGCAAATGGCGACATGATCCGACCGCCTTATCCCTTTGCGCGCTTCCTGCGGTTTTCTTCGGACCAACGGCATTTCTTGCTGCAGTAGATCATACGAAGGTCCGCGTGGCGTGGAATCTCAGTCCCGCAACTCACACAATGGCGGTTGCCCATGCCATAGCGCCGGTCGTCTTTCCGCGACGCATCTTTGCACTTGTCTGAACAGTACTTGCGGTCAACGCGGGTCGGGAGTCCGGTGGCCGAAAACTCTGGGATGGGCCCGCTGCAGAAAGCACACTGCCAGGCGCCCTTGGCTTCGATAGTAGCCGCACGCTTCATCCGCCTTCTGTGGGTAGACCGACACTTCGTTGAACAGAACATCACGTTGTCCCGCCTGCGCATACCAGACGCGGACCGTTCTGGGAGAAGTCTGCCGCAGCAATCGCATTCCGCACCTACGACGTCTTTCGCTTCGAATTCACGGCCAGCCGCACCGCCGTTTGCTCGTTCGCCGCTTTCAGCGAGGCGATGTAGTGGTGCATCGCCATGCTGCAGGCTTTTCCGCAGAACTTGTGATGCCCCTCTGGCAATGGCGCGCTGCAGCGAACGCAGCGGGTCCGCTCGATCAGGAGCCCTTCGTGTATCACCCATTCCGGTTGTCCCTCGTTCCAGGTGGGCCGTACCGCACGCACGCGGCGGAAGGCTTCGGCGAGCATGTCGCAGGCAGTCAGGTCAGCAGTTCCCCAGCTCCAACCCTGCAAGCACAGATCCGCACGGATACCGGCTCTGAGTGGGCCTTCCATGCCCCAAAGAGACGCCGTCGCCCCGGCGTCGAACGCCAGCCTGATCACGTCCGCCAGCTCCTTCACCAATGCGTCATAACGCGTCCTTCCAAGTTTGCCCCGCCGGGCCTCTAGCGCGCGGCGCTCCTTCCTGCGCTGCGATTTTCGGGCGGCTGGGGTCATGACCAGCATCACGCTGCCGCGTCGTTTGCGCCCCAGCTCACCAGCTTCATCGCTAGCTCTGGGTCGACCCCGGCCTCTTTTGCCTGGGCCAGCGCCTGGACGATGCCGGCCGCTGCCCGTGCGCGTCCGCCTGCGTCGAAGGCCTGAAGAGGCCGCATCACGTCGATTGCCACCGGCGCGCCCAGCTTCTCGCTCGCTTCTTCAGCCATGAGCGCGGCCATCGGTTGAAGCACCCACTGCGCCACGTGGCGTTGCGCCTCGCGCACCATCGGCCCCGTCGTCGTGGAGCTCAGAAGGCCGGGCAGCACGCCGAACACCCCGAGGATCGAGGCCCGCGCCGCATCGAGGCTTTCGCGCGTCATCGAGCGGCTGAGGTCGGGCGACAGGTCCGAGGGTTTCCAGTCCTGGGCCGGAGCGGGACCACCGCCGGCGGTGACGTTCACGCTCTCCCGCAACAGGATGCGCCCCCTGCGGCCGCGGAATGACCGGCTCAGGGTCTCGTTGTCCGTCTCGGGCGACTCGGGCATGGGCACGATTTGAGAGCCCAACGGCATGTCGTCATATGCTTCGGAAAGCGCGGTCTCCACGGCTTGAAGCATCCCGGCCGTGAGCTGCGCCCGTTTCAGCGGGGCCGAGCCCGCCCAGGGCACCACACCATCAACGCCGGTGCGGAAATGGAGAACCTCGGCCGCGAGCGCGGTCTGCGTCTTGCCGCCCCCAGCCTCGGCAATGCTGACCCGGTAGGCCCGAGGCACGCCGTCCCGCGTGGACAGATCCCAATCGCTGCACGGGACCACCTGGCCGGTGTCACGGATCAGGAACACCGCTTCGCCGCGAAGAGCCAGCGCGCGCCCTGCCATCGCCATGTGTCGCCGGGACAGAAGCGGCGTGCCCTCGATATCCGCCAGGGCAAGCCCGCCCTCCCAGAGCGAAACGCACATCTGCGTGGTGCCGGTCAGCTCCGCGATTCCGCGCCGGCCGCTGATGTAGGATTCGCGCGCCGACATGAGCTCAGCGGTGAAGCCCGACATGCTCGATCGCTTCTCGGTTTCGGGCTCGGCCCGTTTCGTGAATGGCCACATCGTCAGGCCCTCCTATACTTGCGGAGAAGGTCGCCAGCGCCGGAATACTGCATCGCCCTGGCGAGCCAGCTTGGCGTCCGTTCGATTTCCTCTGTCATTTCGCCCAGCTTGAGCGCGTAAGACGCAGTGCCTGGTCGGTCGTTGCTCTCGGCCATGTATTCGGCCAGCCGCTTGAAGGCTTCGTTCACCTCGGCCGGAACGGTCCCGCTGCCAACGGATGCCGTGAAGCGGTAGGGCCCCTCGCCGGGCAGGTCATAGCCGCCCAGGGGTGAAGCTGGGGGCGTCGTCACGGTCCAGGCATTGCTCTCCCACACCTCAACCGTGCTGACGGTCGCCGGGGTGAGCGGCGCGGTCCACTCGCCGTCGCCCTCAACGATCCAGGTCACGTCTCGCGCAGTCCACCGCCAGGCAATGAACGCCTCGATCCGTGCCCAGATCATATCGGAGTCGAGCGCGGCCGCCGCCGATGAAAGCCCAGCGGGCACGCTCGGATAGCTGGACGGCACCGCCTCGGTTTGCTTGATCGTTACCGCCATCTTTCCACCCCCAACAGCTTGCGCGGAGCCTCCGCGTGTTCCTGTCGTAGCGCCCAATTGCGCGCCTCAACCTGGGTCTCCGAGTAGGCGGGACGAGTGACCAAGCTCAATTCGTAAAGGATTGCCTCATGGATCGTGCGGATGAGCGCCTGCCCTTCCTCGGGCGGTTCTTCCTTGATCGTCTCCGCATCCTTCACCGTGCGCTCCGGCGGGATCCTGAAACCTGGTGAAATGCCGATGATCAGGCCAGCAGCCAGGCCGGCGAGCGCGTCGCGCACGTAACCGACTTCCATCAGCGCCGGCGCGATTTCGGCCGAGAAGGTCAGCGCATCGTCAGTGTCCGTCAGCTTCATGCTGCCCGCGCCGCGACTTGCGAGCGGCCGATCGAAGCTGTGACCGACCAGCAGATGCACTTCCTGGTCATTCTCGACCGAATGCCGAAAGGCCCCGGACGCGAATTGTTCCTTTCGCGGTCGCCCTGTGCGGCCCCCATCGGAGAGGACCGCCCGCGAATTGTAGGGGAAACGCCCGGACAACCGGGCGCCCCCATCTGGTTTGCGGCGAACCTCGAGCCCGCCATTATGGAAGCCGTAGAGCATCATGGATCACACCTGGATGCCGGTGATGACCTCGAGCTGCACCGCGCGGGCCACGGTTACATCGAGTGTCGCCAAGGCGGTAATCCGAAGGCCACCCGATGCCGCATCGCTGAACGGATCCCGGATCATGTCCACCGCACCCCATTTGCCCACGAAGATCGGCGACACACCCCCGGCCGCGGTCGTCAGCAGCGCCTTGCATTCCTCCGGCGAGCCGGTGGGGTCGGCGAGGCCATTGGTGGACATGGCGATGTTGGACGACGGGATGTTCTTGGTGAGACGATCCCACTCTGTCACGCCGGTCCCCGTGTCGATGTAGGTGTCATCCATCGAGTCCCAGACTTCGGGGCGGATGAGCATCCGGGCCGCACCCGGCGAGCCCGCCGCGTTGGCCTGCATGAACCGGACCACCGCCGCCCGGAACGCTGCCCAGGTCGGAGCGCCGGAAAGGTCGGTTTCCGTGATGCCGTAGGTCGAGGCCCCGGCGACGACGCCGAGCGGCTCGCCCGAAGACCCCGCGCCCAGGAACACCACCCGGTCGACCTCCTGGCCCATCGCCGCGTTCATGTCGCGACGCACGGCCGCCTCCATCGCAGCCCCGGATTGCTTCAGCGCCTTGCGGGTGATCTTCATTTGAACGCCAAGCGTTTGATCGGGTGCCAGCGCCTTGTCCGTGGTCTGGAATGCCTGGGGCGACCCCACGGAACCGGTTTCCGAAGTCTGCCAACCGACCGACGCACCTTGCGTCACCACCGGCCACTCGATTTCGCCGTGGTCGATCGAGATCATCTGCGCGCCCATGCGGGCGGCCACGCTGTCGGGAAACAGCCGGTCGATGATCGGTCGGGTCTGGATCGGGTCGGGCGTGCCGGAAGCGATGGTTTCGCCGGCGCGCTGTTCGAGAGCCTCCCACGGAACCGGGACACCCTGGTATGCCCCGTGGCTGCGGAGCTCCTGCACGATTTCCGCGGTCTGGCCGTCGATCTGGTGGCCGTGGTCTAGGGCCATCGCCACCTGGCGAACCTCGAAGCTGCCCATCAGCTCCGACCATTCGCGTTCCGAACGGGTTTCAAGCTCGGCCCCGGCTTCGCGGCGTTCCTCGTCTTCGGCCACCAAGGCGGCCCGGTAGCGGGTTTCGTTCGACCGATACTCGCGGTCGAGCTCATCCATCTGGCGCACCTCGTCTTCCGAGGGCGAGTCCTTGCCCGCCAGCCCGGCGAGGGTCTGGCGAATTTCCGACTGGCGCCGGGAGATTTTCACACTGTCGAGCATGTCATTTCCTTTCGTCACTGCTCTTGGAGCCCCTTGCGGAGCAAGGCTTTCCACGCCTCGCGGGCGGGATCTTCACGGCCGAGGCCGATTTCGAGGCGGGTCTTGCGCGAGTGGCAGGAGCCGCACAGGGATTGGAGATTGGCGAGAACGAATGAGAGGTCAGGCCGATCGCGCACGGGCTTGATGTGATCGACCTCGAGCCGGCCGCGCGCCCCGCATTTCACGCACTGGAAACCGTCGCGACGGAGTGCCTCGAGACGCAATCCTTTCCAGCGCCGCGAGCGCGTCACCTTGTCCGAGTGCCGGCGATATTCGCGGATCATGCCCATACGAAGCGCCCCCCGTTCGAGGCAGGGCGACCGATACGCCGCGCACCTTCAGCCACGGCCAGCACCGATGCCGCCGCCGCGTCGATCCGGCCCAGGCTGCGCGCCTTGGCCAGCTTGTGGTTGCCGGCCGGGTCCACCAGCGTGATCGCGTCCGCGAAGGCGGAGCGCAGGAGAAGCGAGGGCGCCGCCTGGACGTGCCCATCGAAGAGCGCACGCCGGAACCGTTCGATATCCTCGCTGCCATCCTTCCAACCGAACCCGCGCCATATGAACGGGACGCGGAGCCCGGCCCGCTGCATGGCTTCGGAAAACTCAGCATGGCGGAACCGGTCGCCAACGATGCAAGCCGGCGCAGACCCGTCCGCGACCTTCATCAGTTCGGCCAGCCATTGCGCGGGCGGAACCGTCGCCTCGCCCATGGTCCAGAGCTCACCGCGTTCGTGCATTTGCGAATACCGACCAGACACGCCATCCGCTGCGCCCCGATCGGCAAGGGTCGGCTGAGAAGGGAAACATCCATACGCCTCGAGCCTTCCCGTCCTGGGCCAGTAGAACGCGGCCGCCGACATGGAGCGCGAACCGCCCAGGTCCACGCCCAGGATGCACTCGCCTTCGCGTTCCGGCAGATCGTCAGGCGCCACCTCAGCAGCGAGCCATTCATCCACCGTGACCAGCACCGATCGGTCATCCGTGCTCACACGCTCGTTGCGGTTGAGGTTTCGGAAAGAGCTGAGAGCGGAGCCGCCACGGGCAACCGCGCGCCGCGCCTGGGCCACCAGCCAGTCCGCGCTCGCCCCGATTCCTTCGGTGGCACCGGGGTTCGCGACGAGCAGGCTTTCCAGATCGTCGGCCGGCAGCCCGAACGCGGGCCGGTGCTCTTGCACATACGTGCCGGGGGGCGGCTCATCGAGCCACCGGCTGAAGGTATTGGCGTCGTCTGGGGCACTCGTGCTGATGATCAGCGCCGTGCCGTCCCGCTTGCCGAGGCCGGAGAGGATCGCGTTTTCGAGGTTGTCGCCCTTCTCGCGCTCCCATGCCGCCCGCTCGTCGAGGATTGCCAACGTTGGCGCCCCGCCGAGAATGGACTTCCCGTCAGCCGCGATGCAGCGCGCGAGGCCCCCGCCGTTGCCGCTGTATTCGACCTCGAGCTTGGATCCGCGCCGGACCGTGAAGAGCTCCTGTTCTTCCTCGGAAAGCCCCTCCACGAACCCGGTCAGAAACTGGAAGGCGATCTTCGCCTGGTCCCGGTTGCGCGCAGCGAAGATAATTTCCCGCTTCGGCTGATCGTCCCACACGCCCATCAGAGAGCCGAGCGAGATGCCCGCCGAAAGCGCGGTCTTCGCGTTCCCGCGCCCGATCGAGAGACAGGCCACCATGTTGGCCGGCTCCATCGCCCCCGTCACGAAGTCGCGCTGAAACTGCGCCAGGCGAAGCGGCTCGCCGGCCTTCGGACCCTCGGGGATCTTGAGGGTCTCGAGGAAGTCGATCGCGGTCTCGGCCGTCATTCGACCACCTCAAGGACCGTGGCCGATGGGCAGGTCAACGCAGCCTTGTTGGCGTAGGAAGCGACAAAGTCGTCTCGAAATACCGATCCAAACTCGCGGGTCTCTCGCGCCATTTGCGGACTGCCGAGAAGAATGGCGACCGTGCGGACGCACCGCAGATCAATCCCGACCTCGCCTTTCGGCTGCACTCGATACAGGGAGCCTGCACATCCTTCCGCGAATTTCTCCGCGTCCTCGATCACTGGCGTGACGTAGACGGACTGCCGACGGAAATCTGCATCCTGGAAGCCATGAGGGTTTTGCCCTGTAGTGCCGCCCGGCAAGAGAAGGTCACCGACCTCGCGCCCGCGTAGTCCACCGTGAAACAGCGGCGCATCGCCCTCTAGAGACGCCAGCATCTGCTGTTCGATCTGGACTTCTCGCTCGCTTAGGCCTGTTTCCTCATAGCGTTCAATCACCCGGCGAACGGCCGGAACCATTTGCTGAAATGAAAGCTTCGAAGTCTTGCGATAGAGGACACGGCGTTGTTTCCGGTTCATGATTTCACCTCGGATTTTTTCGGGAGAGGGAAAGGAACACCCCCATCCCCGACCCCTCCCGGGGACACAATTCCGGGCATTGGGACCTTAATAATCACCAGATGCTCGAAACCGCCTCGGCGGCGTTTGCCTGGACAATGCTCCGCCACTTGCCGGCCGCAATATCTCGGAATTGGTTGCCAGGTCGGCCATTGCCCCCGTATTCGGCCAACCGCTCGTACCCGGTAGACCAACCACCTGTGACGACGTCGCCTGCACGCATCGCGGCTGCGATCGCCACGTAGCTGGTCGCGCCCTTCATCCGGCCAGCACGCCCCTCGACGGTCAGGCTCTCGCGCAACCGGCCGCTCTCAACGGGCATATTGCCACCCACGCTTCGGGGGCGTTGGGCTTCCTTGAACACGTCACGCGTGCTCCTGCTGGCGACGTAGTCGAACCGCTTTTCATAAATGTGAATGAGCTTTCCGATGTCACTGAAACTTACTTCCATGACGATGCCTTTCGTTTGGATGCTGAGCGCAGTCGCCTTTGTGGGTTAGGCGTCATTGCCCGCCTGGGCCTTTGCGCGGGCACGGGCGAGCAGGCCGCTGGCCGGCGCAGGAGCGTCTACATTTTGGGATTTGCGATATGCCTTTGCGCGACGCATCCATGCTTTCCAAGCGGCATCGAGGTTCTGGAACCGAGATCCTTTGGCAATGTGATGAAGCGCGCAGAGCTTCGTTTCTTGATCTATGTCGTGATCTGTGAAGCCTTCAGCCCAAGCCCATCGTTTGAGCTCATCCCCCGGTTCCCATTCTTCACTGAAACCAAAGGACTGTTGATCGCTTTTGCGTCCCTTACCGGTTACTTCCCGGTTCCTTACCGGTTTGTCTCCGGTGGGCTGGAGATAGGTCGTGTCCTGAATTGGAGATAGGTCGTGGTCCAAATTGGAGTTAGGTCGGGCCCTATCTCCAGAATTTGGAGTATGGTCCGTTGTGCGTTCGAAACCCAAAACGTAGCGGGTCGGCAGACGCTTCTTTTCTTTGTCGTCGTAGCGCCTTTTCCGTTGGATCAACCCGCGATCTTCCATGCTGCGAAGCGCGGTGTTGAGCGTGCCATTCGAGACCCCAGCCCGTTCGATCAAATAGGCTTGCGTGGGAAAACAGCCATGAGACGGATTGTGGCAATCACATAGATGAAAGAGGACGCGGAATTCTGAAGCAGAAAGTTGATCGGCCGGAATCGTCGCCAGCCAATGGGTCGCAGAGTGGCTCAT